AAAAATACCTATGCCACCGAGATACTTAAAAAAAAACCAATAGTAAAAACAAACACAATTCAAAAAGTAATAAATTATGATAAGTACAGAAGCTTGGGATAAGTTAAAAAAGCAAATAGAGTACCATTTAAAGCAAGATAATAACTTAACTGATATAACAATCAATTATCAAGTAAAGATACCAGAAAGAGGTACAAGAAACTATTTAGGATTAAGTGTAACAATAGATAATTAATTATGAACGTAGAAATATTTATAGTATCAATAGGATTAGGAGTGTTAGGTTTTGCATTAGGATTTGCAAAAGGTAGCGAAGTAATGGTAAGACATATCAGAGAATCATTTAGAGATGAGGGATATGATTATAACAAGTTTAACGATGTGATCAATAAATAAAATTAAAATAGTATATTTGTAAATATTAATAATTAAAAACAATAGTAAAAATGGAAAAATTAAGACTAATTCAAAATGAATTAAAAGCACCAAAGAACCAAAGGAATAATTTTGGTAAGTACAATTACAGAAGCTGTGAAGATATTTTAGAAGCAGTTAAACCTTTGCTTTCAAAACACAAGTGCACATTGACAATTTCAGATGAAATAAAAGAACTTGGAAATATATTATTTGTTGAAGCAATTGCAATAATATCTGATGGAGAAAATCAAGTTCACGTAAAAGCACAAGCTGGAATAGATCCAAACAGGAAAGGAATGGACATAGCACAATCTTTTGGTAGTTCTTCTTCTTATGCTCGTAAATATTCTTTAAATGGTTTATTTTTAATTGATGATACAAAAGATGCTGATTCTACAAACACCCATGGAAAAGCATCAAAATCAACTGCATCTGACAAAGAATGGTTAAATAAAGGAACTGCTGAATTTGACAAGGTAAAAAAATATTTATCTGGAGGAGGATCAATTTCTAAAGTAGAATTAAAATACAGAATTTCAAAAGAAACAAAAGAACTTTTAAATAAATAATTATGAATAAATATGAAGTATTAAATACAGAGGACAAAGATCATTATGTTTTAAAAATAAACGGCGTAAATATAATGGGAGTTCAAGAACGAAGTGAATTAAGATACCTTATTGAGGTAATAGACAATAAAATTAACGTAGGAATATAAACAATAAAACCAAAAATTATGAGTGCAAACAAAAGTTATTTATTAGGAGATGTTGAATTACAGTTAGAAACAATTAAAAAACTTTCGCAGTATTTTGAAGATATTTTAACATACAATGCGAAAAGAGAATTAGTACCAAAGAAAGACGAAAATGGAAAACCATTAAAAAAACTAAAATTAAACTTTTCGATATTTGAAGAAGGTAATTATGGTCAAAATGTTTCTTTTACTATTCCACAAACAAAGGAACAAAGAGAAAATGGAGAAAAGAAAAACTATGTTGCAAACGGTAAAGTTTACTATGCTTCAGATGATCTTTCTTCTTTTGTTCAGAAATCAGAAAAAAAAGAACAAGCATCAGAAACACTTGTTACAGGAGATTTACCATTTTAATAATTAAAAAACAAAGGGGTGTTAATAGCATCCCTTTTATATTTTATGTGGAACTACAAAGGAAAACAAATAAAAGAACGTTCAGATTTACCAGAAGAAGCAATTGGATTCGTTTATAGAATACATAATTGGAAAGAAAGTAAATACTATATTGGTAAAAAGATACTACTTAACAAACGTACTAAACCACCATTAAAAGGATATAAAAGAAAAAGAGTTGATTACGTTGAAAGTAATTGGCTTAAATATACAGGAAGTAATCAATCCACAAAAAAATGGGATATTAAAGATTGTTATAGGGAAATAATGTACATTTGTTATAATCGTACTATGATGACATATTACGAAACAATGCTACAATTTAAAGAAAACGTTTTAGAAAGTGATAAATTTATAAACGATAATATACTTGGTAAATTTTATAAAACAAAAATACAGAAATATATAGATGATGAAAAAACAAAAAAAATATAAAGATGAAGGTGCTGATGAAATAAAAAGAATGATGATTCTCAAAGAGATGGAGGAATTAGAACTTGAAGCAGAGTTAGATGTTGCTGAAAATATAGACTATCCTCCTGTCGCTATTTCTTGTGGTAATTATATTGATGTGGATACAGATGGTACACAAAAGATTTACCCGATACCAATTTGTACTTACGGTAACTTTAGTTTTACACATGCTTATCCAAAAGTAGGTAAATCATTTTTTATGAGTTTACTTGTATCTGCTTATCAAGGTGGTAAAAATGAGTATACCGGTAAATTAAAAGGTCATAGACAAGGTAGAAAAATAATTCATTTTGATACTGAGCAAGGTATGTTTCATGCTTCTAAAGTAGCAAGGAGACCATTAGTAATGAATGGATATATGCAAGATGATAATTATCATTTTTACGCTCTACGTACAATGGATTACAAACAAAGAAGAAACTTTATTGAATATATACTTTATACTAAATTTAAAGACGAAAAAATAGGTTTAGTCGTAATTGATGGTTGTGCAGATCTTGTTACTGATGTAAATAATATGGAGCAATGTACAGAGGTTCAAGAGTTATTTATGCGTTGGTCTGGAGAACTTGACTGCCATATATCAACGATCATACATTCTAATTATGGATCAACTAAACCAACCGGAGTACTTGGATCTGCATTAGAAAAAAAATGTGAGACTCAAATAATGTTAGAAAAAAATACAGTTAATAAAGGTTGGGTTACTGTTGAATGTAGAAGAGGTAGAAACAGAAACTTTGAAACATTTAGTTTTGCATTTGAAGATAATGGACTTCCTAAGTTTGTAAATGATGATTACGAATTTTAACAAAACTTTAACATTTAATAATATAAAAATATTATACTTTTAAAAAAACAAATAAGATGAATATATTAAAAAAAGCAAACGAAATAATTAACGAAAGATCTGAAGAAAAGGAACGTATGTATGGTCCTTTTGAAGAAGGTATGGATAGAGCAGCTTTAATAGCTAGTGGAGCAACTGGTAAAGATATTACTGCGAAAGACATGTATATGTGTATGGTAGCTTTAAAACTATCAAGAGAAAGCTATTCACATAAAGAAGATAATCTACTTGATGCAGTAGCTTATTTAGGTAGTTATAGTAATTATATTAATAATAAAAACAAAAAAAAATGAAAAAAGTAGGAATGTTAGGAGTGTTAACTAATTTGGGTACTAGATTGTATTCTCACAACGCTGGTTGGACTTATGTTACTAAATCTATATTAAGTGAAAGACTTGGTTATGATGTAGATATAGTTTCTAATACAGATGATTTTGATAAATATGATGCGTTGATAATTAACGAAGGTGCTAATTTTAAACCAGGAGTATTTAATTTTTTTGGAGGAGTTCAAGGTAGACAAATAGATGCTCTTAAAAAGTTTAGCGCTTATAAAGGAAATGTATTGTACTTAAATGATTTTGCAGATTATACAATACCTTGTAAAAAAAGAAAAGATTTATCTGATTATGCTGATTTGACTTTTCAAAAAGGTAGAGTTATAGACATAACTAAGTATGGTGATTCTGTTATAGTAGGAGATAGCCATAGTATATCAGCATGGGAACCAGGTAGAACTATAAATAGATTAGATGGTAAAACATTAAACGGAGCATTAAAAATTGGTTTAAAAAATCTTATACCAACTAAAGATCAAAAAAACGTTCAGTTTTATTTTGGTAATATAGATGTTAGATTTCATTTTAATAGATTTAGAGGCGTAGATGCAATAGATAAAATATTTAAAAGATACGTAGATCAATTGACAGATTTAAAAAAAGAAGGTTATAATATTACGTTAACTCATTTAATACCTGTAGAAGATGAAAGCCGTAAAATACCTGGTACAGGTAAGTATTTAGGTGAAAACTTTTTTGGGTCACAAGTAGAGAGATTAGAATACGTAAAATATTTTAATAATCTAATAGATCAAACTGCTGAATCATTAGATTT